ACATACGATATATGGAATTCTTCTAATCTTACATGGTCTAGAGCTTATAAAGACGTACTATGGCTTACTGATAATATCAGTAACATAAACATCTATAACGGTGATTATGCAATAGATATAACCCCTAGATTGCGTTATAACGCTGCTGGACATATGATAACGTCGGCACGTTCCATGCAATTGTTTCGTGAACGTCCTGTATTATTTAATACTGTAGAGAACGGCATACGTTATGCTGGTAGGGCAAGATGGAGTGCTGCACAGAACCCATTTACTGTAGACGCTTGGCGTTCTGATGTAGATGGTCAGGGTGATTATAGCGATGTTACTACTAATGATGAGATAGTAACGACGATACAGCTAAAAGACCGTACTATAGTATTCCTTGAGAATGACATAGCTTTCTTCTTGTATACTGGAAATCCTGACATGCCGTACCGCTGGCAGATGCTTAACAGTAGATTTAAGACTGCTTCTACCTTTGGTTTCTTTGACTTTGACCAGTATGTCGTATCTCTTAATAGAGACGAGATGGTTGCATGCGATGGTGTAACAGCAAAGAAAGCAAATACCACGTTGCCTCAATTTACTCTTGATATCGACTACGATAACATAGCAAAATGCTTTGGTCATGTGATATCACATAAACATCAGGCGTGGCTTGCTTATCCTTCTAATGCACGTTCTAATCTTGGATATTGTGACAAGATATTGGTCTTCAACTATGATGACGATATAATATCTTCCTACGACTTCTCCGATGCTGATGGAAACCCATTGCCGATAAACTGTCTATGTGACTTTAACAGAACCTATGATACTACTTTTAGAGACATAAATACGGCAAAGGACTTCCCAGAAGTAAAGAAGATACTCATCGAAGAGGGTCGCAATGCTTATTATTCTGATTATGCTGGTATGACTTATGGAGAGCTAGAACACCAGAGTGGCGACCAGATAACATTATCAGGTGGAGATGATGGTCGTATTTACATACTAGACGACGAAAACTCTCCAAGTGACAATGGCATAGAATATAACTTCGATATAGTAACGAAACGATATAATCCATACTCAGAAGCAGGAAAGATGGTCTCTCTTGGTCATATCGACTTCTTAGTGTCATCAAATGCTGAGTGTGAAATAGAAGTTAATTTCTGCCTTGGTTTCACTGATAACATAACGGGTACTCTTACTACTACATTCATATGTGATGGTGTAAATAACAAGGTATGGAGGAGGGTATATTGCAATGCTATCGACGATGTTATCTCTTTCAATTTATCACACCCAGAACACAGCCTATACAAGGCATATAACTTTGAATTGCACTCCTTTAAACTAGGATTTAAGGAAGGGGGCAATATAATTTGACATTACCATTAAATATACTATTTCCGACTAATACAGAAGACCTTAATAATGTTCTTACGCAGATGTATGAAGACATTGCAGAAAGCATAAATGGCTCTCAAAGTTCATGGACGCCAACTGTAAGCGGAAGCACTACTACTGGTACTGGCACATATTCAAGCCAGGAAGGAGTATATTATCGTAATGGTATACTTGTAGATTGTTGGTTTAACATTACAATGACGGCACATACTGGTGCTGGTAATATTCGTATAAAGCTACCACTAAAGATACGTAGTGGGGCTGATATTTGGGTCGGTGAATGTCTAGATTCTAATGTAACGTACCCATCAGGTACAAAATTGGTTCTTGATGGCATTAATGATACCCTATATTGTGAAATTGTGGCTTGTGGTGATGGTATTTCTAGTGGTATCGTCCAATTATCAGGTACTGAGACAATAAAAGGGCATATCCGCTACATAGGAGTAATAGACAAATGAAGCTTGAACGGTGTGTAAATGCTTCTTTTGTCCCTAGGAGACTGCTAGAACAGCTACCGGACGAGCAGTTTTCTCCTGATAACTTCTATTCATTCATGGATATAGCACTACAAAGCCCTAACCAACTGCTTTTCATATTATTATCTGATACTAACGAGATAATAGGGTTCTTATGGTGCGAGATAAACATGCTAGAAAAGATTTTATTTGTTAATATACTAAGTGTAAACAAAGAATTATGGCATGTTGGCAACACTGTAAAATTTACTGTTGACTTTCTAAAGGAATTATTCGATAAGTTAGAGCTACACAAGGTTTTATGGATATCAGACCGTCCAGCGTTATTCGAAAAGATGGGTTTTTTAAGATCAAAAAATATTCTGCTAGAATATAGCGGAGAGGAGAAATAATGGGAAGCACTCGTGGTGACATACAACAACAATCAGTTTTAACCCCAGAGCAACAATCTACATTAAGCAATCTGCTACAGGACTTCGATCCTGCTCAGGTGACTAACATGTTCCAAGATAGTGTGGCAGCTCCTGCACGCCAACAATTCCAACAACAGACATTACCAGGAATACAAGAGCGTTTCATTTCAGAGGGTGCTCCTAATAGCGGAGCGGCACAACGTACTGCCTATGGTGCAGGTGCTAACATGGAATCAGGTCTTAGTGGACAGCTAGCACAACTGCTATATCAAGCCCAACAAGGTACAGAGAACAGGCAAGCGAGCTTATCAACGACACCTACAATGGCAACATACCAGAATAATAACACCTCTCCACTAGCTTCACTATTAAGCCCGATAGCGACAGGTGCAGGATATGCTGCCACTGGAATGTTCTCTGGTAAAAACAACAAGACATCTACATCTGTACCTACTACTACAGGTTCTATGATAGACCCTCGCATTACTAATATGAACTTTGGCCAATTCTAATAGGAGAATACCATGCTCCATGGAAAAGAGATACTAACAGCATTTAATGACCGTTATACACGAGACTACGAGAAGTTGAATCAACTACAAGAACAGTCTCGTATTGACATGGAGTTCTACCTAGGGAAGCAATACACCCTTGAAGAGCAACAATATCTACTAGAGAATAACCGTTCTATGATAACAAACAACATGATACGTCGTGCTGTTAATGTCGTTCATGGAGAACAATGTCTTAATAGATTGTCTTCGATAGTCACTAATGTTAATGATATCCCAGAAGAGGTTGAAGCTTCCGACCAACACAGTTCATGCGTGCAGTTTAACATGCAGAAGAGACAGGGATATAATCATATATCGGAGTGTTATCTTGGAAATCTTGTGACAGCAATAAACTTTAGTGAGATATACACAGACTACTCTACAGACTTTGAAGATGGAGATATAACCTTTCTACGTATTCCTTACAATGCTGTAATATGGGATCCATACTTTCAGAACTTTGATCTTAGCGATTGCAATGACATATTACGTCGTAAATATATCTCTAAAGAGACTGCTATCTCGTTATTACCAGAACGAACCAAAGACATAAATAAGCTAAAGTTATCCTCAGAGCCTGATGATAAATTCCCCTACATACCGTATTCAAAGAACTACAATGGTAGTGAAATGTTATCGTATGATGAGATGTGGCTAAGAGATACTCGTGTATGCCACTATATGGTCAATATGCAGACCAATGACATAATAGAGTTTCCTACGAAGACTACTAAGCGTGAAGCCCAGAAAGTCGTTGATGAAATAAATGGAATATTTAAGAAAGAGACTGTAAAGCTGATACAGAAGTATAAGCCTACCGTTAATCTTTATGTTCTTATCAATGGAGAACCGTTCACCGAAGGTGGAGACCCTAACGATATCGACGACTATCCATTTACACCATTTATATCATTTCATAACCCTGAATACGACGATTTCAGCTATAACATGCAGTCTTTTGTTAGAGCTGCAAGAGACCCACAATGTGAGTTGAACAAGCGTGTATCAAAGATAATAGATATGATAGACAGCCGTATTTATAACGGTCACTATTTCAAGCCCGGTAAGGTCGTCGATGAAGATGATCTATTTACCGCTGGTAACCATGGTAATATAGCTTTAAAAGAGAATGCTGTAATAGGTCAAGACATAGCACCGATACAGATGCCTGATGTTCCACAGTCTATATTTGCTATGAAGGACACCTTCGACAGCTATATTATGAAGTCGTTGAACCTTAATGATTCAACTTTTGGCGAGCAACAGAGCGGTCAACAGTCTGGATATCTTACAATGCTACAACAAAGTTCTTCGATGGTGGGAATACAGCCATTGTTGAATAACCTTAATCGTAGCCAGCAACTTCTTACACAGAAGATTGTAAGATTCCAACAGAAATGGAGCGATAAGAAGATAGAACGTATTAGTGGTAATCCTGTTGCTACGATGTTTCGTGACAAAGACCTATCAAAATATGACATAATTTGTTCTCAGGGTGCTTTGACAAACCACCAGAAGCAACTTCAGTTCTCTCAGATGGTAGAACTCAGACAACTCGGAGTAGAAGAGATAACAGGTTCTATGTTACTAAAACATGCTCCGATACAAGCTAAGACAGAGTTGCTGAAAGAAGTAGAAGCTAATGCACAAGCGGCTTCTCAACAGGCACAGAAGATGGAAGAGTTGCAGATGCAACAACTTGACATACAGAATAAGCTTTCTGAGGCAGAGATTGTTTCTAAACTAAGTCTAAGCACTGAAAGAGAAGCAAGGGCAAAGGCTGATATTGGCCTCTTAATTGAACGCACAAGTGAATCGAAACAAAACCAATCAGAGGCTGTACTCAACCAAGTCAAAGCTGCTGCAGAGATACAAGGCATGGAGCAAGATCAATTAATGAGTGCGTTGCAGTTTGTTATGGAACTACAAGCGAAAGCAGAGATAGATGACAAAGAGAGAGAG